AAGCGCCTGGTTGACTGGGCTGATATCATCCGCAAGACCTTCTACGATGGTGGTATTGAGGAAATCATCAGCACCCGCCGTCTGGTTCACATCATCCGTGCCTACAGCATCTTCAGTGATAAGGCAAAGGCAATCCAAGTGTGTGTGAACCGCTTTGATGATGAAACCAAGCAGTCTTTCCTGGAACTCTACGACAAAGTGGATGCTGACTTCCAGATGCCCATTCAAGAAACTACCCAAGTGGTTGATTCTTCTGCCCCTTTCTGATATAATTGGGGAAGGTAAAAATGTGCCTTCCCTTTATGAGTGATTCAACCTTTACTATTACTATGACTGAAAACACAAATCATCTCTGGAAATACAACGAAGATAAAATTTTTAAAGATATTGAAGATTATGTGACCAGCACTTATGGCAGTCACTATTGTGGTCACAATCAAAATGATATTCAAACGATTGATTTGATGGCAGCAAAAGACTTGGCAGTGCCTTTCTGTCAGGCAAACATTCTCAAGTATGGTAGCCGTTATGGTGATAAAGATGGACGCAATAAGCGTGACCTCCTCAAAGTCATTCATTATGCTATGCTTCTCCTCCACTTCGACGGGCACTATACCCGTAAAGATAATGGTCTTACTGAATTCCGTTGATTATGAAACTCCAAAACAAAACTATGAAACTCTCTGATAACTCTCTGACTATTCTCAAGAACTTCGCTGGAATTAATAATTCGATTCTGGTAAAGCAAGGGACTCGTCTTCGCACTATTTCTGTTGCTAAAAATATTCTTGCTGAAGCAGATATTACTGAAGAGTTTCCTCGTGACTTTGCAGTTTATGACCTCAATCAGTTCCTCAATGGTTTGAGTCTTCATCAAGACCCTGATCTGGACTTTACTGAAGATTCTTACATCACTATTCGTGAAGGTAAGCGGCGGGTAAAGTATTTCTATGCTGACCCGAATGTAATTATTTCTCCTCCTGATAAAGAGATTCAACTTCCTTCTAAAGATGTTTGTTTCCAACTTGAGAGTGCTTCTCTAGAGAAATTGGTCAAGGCAGCAGCGGTCTATCAACTTCCTGACCTATCTGCAGTTGGTGAGGCAGGTGTGATTCGTCTTGTTGTTCGTGATAAGAAGAATGATACTTCCAACGAATATTCCATCGTGGTTGGTGATACCGATAAAGACTTTACCTTCAACTTTAAAGTAGAAAATATTAAGATTATTCCTGGTGCTTATGATGTTGTTGTATCAGAAAAACTTTTGTCACAATTCAGTAATACCAAGTACAATCTGAAGTATTATATTGCTCTGGAACCCGATTCAACCTTTGGATGATGGAATTTCTTCTTTACCTTACTCCTCAAGCAAAAGACATTCTCAATCAAATTTATAGAGCAAAATATTCTGTTCGTGAAAATGTTGGGTATTGTAGGAGTAATAAAAATATTTTTGGATATGCAGATTTTGGAAATAAGTTTGTCATCTGTACAAAGAACATCAAAATCAGTGGGTTTGATGTTAAACATTATGTAAATGAAACCGTTTATCACGAAGCTACTCATGTTGGTCATTTGTGTAATGGGTACAGACCTTTTGGAATATCTTTAAATGATATGTTTCTTCCACCCAACAAACTTCAAGATGTTCGCAATTCTGTAAAATCATCTACTGCTTCCTATCTCATAGAACACGAAGCATATTGGATGGAAGATAAACCAGAAAAGGTTAAATATGTACTTCAAAAGTATTGTTTCTGATGAATATATTCGCCACATCTCCTTGGCCTGCTGAGAGTGCTATCTGTCTTCCCGATAAACACATTGTCAAGATGCCTCTGGAATGCTGCCAAATGCTTTCCATTGTGGCATCTGAAAAATGGGGTCATAACTATGGTCCTTTGTACAAGACTGATAACACTCCCTACAGAACTGAAAAGGGTGCGTTTCGTAATCATCCCTGTACCAAATGGGCAATGGATAGTATCCACAATGCCTATTGGTTAATTAAGTGGGGAATGAACTTGTGTGATGAGTATACGATGCGTTATGGTAAAGTCCATTCGTGTTATAATACTCTTCTTGGAGCATATTATTTGTTTCCAAAGGGTAAGATAACCGAAGTTACACCATTTGCCCGGGCAATGCCTGACGAATACAAATTTGATACAAGCATTGATACATTTACTGCTTATAAAATGTACATTGCTTCTAAACCTTGGGTTGCGAGTAATTATCTTCGTATGCCCGAAAGAAAACCTTCGTGGATTTGATTATGAATAGTGATTTTTTGTGGGTAGCAAAGTATGCCCCAAAGACAATTGAAGATTGTATTCTTCCTGAAAGCACCAAGAAGACTTTTCAGGACTTTCTAAATAAAGGTGAAATTCCAAATATGCTACTTGCTGGTCCTCCTGGTATCGGCAAAACTACAGTCGCAAAAGCACTCTGTAATGAATTGGGAGTAGATGTTTATGTCATCAATGGATCCGACGAGGGTAGATTCCTGGATACTGTCAGAAACAATGCGAAGAACTTCGCTTCCACCGTATCGCTTTCGTCAACTGCTAAACACAAAGTCGTCATCATTGATGAGGCAGATAACACAGGAAACGACGTACAACTCCTCCTACGGGCGTTTATTGAGGAGTTTGCTGGCAACTGCCGATTCATCTTCACCTGCAACTACAAAAACAAAATCATCGAACCCCTCCACTCCCGATGTGCCGTTATTGACTTCTCCATCAAAGGGAAAGAAAAAACCGCATTGGCAGGATCCTTCTTCAAGCGTCTACAAAACATCTTGGATGCGGAAGGCGTCGAATTCGATCAAAGAGTACTTGCAGAACTTATCAATAAGCACTTCCCCGATTGGCGACGAGTCCTCAACGAATGCCAACGATATAGTGTGGGAGGCAAAATTGACTCAGGAATTCTTGCTGCTTTCTCGGACATTGCTGTAAATGATCTCCTTCAAAACCTTAAAGAAAAGAACTTCCCTGAAGTTCGGAAGTGGGTGGTGGCTAATATGGACAATGATACTACTGTATTGTTGCGCCGTATTTATGATGCTCTTTACAGCGCCCTTGAAAACAATAGTATTCCTGCTGCTGTGCTTGTGCTTGCTAAGTATCAGTATCAGAGTGCTTTCGTAGCAGACCAAGAAATAAATATGCTTGCCTGCCTAACTGAAGTAATGGTTGAATGTGAATTCAAATGAAAAACAAGAAACTTAAAGCACTGATACAAAAACCATTGAGGTTTCATCATCAAGATATTCACGAAGAACTTGATGAACTGAAAAAGCAACATCAGGTCAAATCCAAGTGGTATTATATCTTTTGGGGTGCCTGTGCTGTTGCTGTAGTTGGCGGTCAAATTTATGTTGGGACTGGATATCGTGAGATGGCAGAAGCAACTAGAGATACTCAAATTGTTGTGAGGTGTGTAAATGGGTCTGCTCAAAATTAATAAGGCATCTCTTTATGAGATTCCAGTAAAGACAACTCCAGAAAATGTGAAAGAGGCAAATGAAGGTCTCTTTCGTGCTAAAATGACTGTTCCTGCTGCCGCAAAGCATTGTGGTATGACGCAGAAAGAAATGAAACTCACTTTTAGAGAGTATTTGAAGTATCATCCTAAAGATTATGACCACTCAAAAGAGTCTTAAAACTGCCTTAAGGTATCCTGGTGGTAAGTCCCGTGCTTGCGTCAAGATGGACCCCTACTTTCCAGACCTCCGCAACTATGATGAATTCCGAGAACCATTTCTCGGTGGTGGAAGTGTTGCGATTTATATCACCAAAAAGTATCCCAACCTAGATATTTGGGTGAATGATTTGTATGAACCTCTTGTAAATTTCTGGCAACAACTCCAGATTTTTGGTATAGATCTTAAAGATAAACTGGTAAATCTTAAGACAGCAAATAATACTCCAGAACTAGCAAAAGACCTTTTCCTTAAAGCAAAGGAGCAAATCAATGACGAAAGTTTGCCCAGTCTTGATCGTGCTGTGGCTTTCTATATTGTCAATAAGTGCAGTTTCAGTGGTCTCACGGAGAGTTCATCATTTTCACAACAAGCCTCCATCGCCAATTTCAGTTTGCGAGGGATCGAAAAACTGCCTGCGTATTCTAAACTAATTGAGCATTGGCGTATAACTAATTACTCGTATGATTATTTAATGGATGGAAACAAGAGTGCTTTTATGTATCTCGATCCTCCTTATGACATTAAGGATAATCTCTACGGGAATAAGGGATCAATGCACAAAAGATTTGATCACGATAAGTTTGCTGCTGATTGCGACGCTAACAATATGGATCAGTTAGTGAGTTATAATTCTGATCAACTTGTAAAAGATAGGTTTAAGAACTGGAATGCTGCCGAGTTTGACCTTACTTATACGATGAGGTCTGTTGGTGAATATATGCGTGAGCAAAAACAACGTAAAGAACTACTGCTTTTTAATTATGGAATTGAAGGACTGGTTAAACTCGATCAATCAAACGAAGCAACATCTGATTGATGAAGATCCTTCACTTGAGAAGGAATATGCACCTTACATTATCAATCGATGCCTTTCTGGACATATTGATTGTATTATGTTTGCGAATGAGATGAATCAATATCATTTCCTGCCAAAGAAGTTGCAGTATGACTTTTTTATAAATAGTCTGAGGAAAAAGAAGAGATTTTCTCCCTGGCTCCGTCAAGATAAAATCAAAGACCTTGATTATGTTAAACGTTACTATGGTTATAGTAATGAGAAGGCAAAACAAGCTTTGAGGATTCTTACTAAAGAACAACTTAATTTTATAAAATCGAAATTTGAAACTGGAGGAACAAAATGAGTGTCGTTCAAGAACCTGAAGTGAAGTGGACGCCCGAACAAATGGTGGAAGTCATTCTGAATGAACCAGATGACTTTTTGAAAGTTCGTGAAACTTTGACCCGTATCGGAGTTGCTTCAAGAAAGGAAAAGAAAATCTATCAGTCTTGTCATATTCTACACAAGCAAGGTAGATATTACCTCGTTCACTTTAAGGAACTGTTTGCTCTGGATGGTAAACACGCTAACCTGACTGTAAACGATGTTCAGCGTCGTAATCGTATTGCCCAACTTCTTGCTGATTGGGGTCTAATCACGATTGTTGACCTGAAAAAAATTCAAGATATCGCTCCCTTGAATCAAATCAAAGTCCTTGCTTATAAGGACAAAGGAGATTGGATTTTAGAAACCAAATATAACATTGGTGCTAAGAAAAAAAAGGTAGAGGATGCCGAATGATAAAGAGCGGGTTTCACGACCCGCTTTTTTTATAAAAGTATTATAATTATATACGGATGCCGAAAGGGTCCACAAAACACAAACTCGCTTTTAAAGGAGCTACCATAATGACTAATCTCACAAGGTATACTGCTGCGGATCTTCCTGCACTGATGGAAAGAATCACGCGCAATAGTATTGGAATGGATGAATATTTTGATCGTCTATTTAATCTTCACGAAACTACAACAAACTACCCCCCATATAATCTGGTTCAAATAAATAATGTTGAATCCCATTTGGAACTCGCATTAGCAGGATTCAAGAAAGGAGAGGTCAATGTTTTCACAGAGTATGGAAAACTTTTTGTCGAAGGGCAAAAAGCAGATTCCGAATCGGATAGGACGTTTATCCACAAGGGAGTGGCTAGCAGAAGTTTTAAACGAGCGTGGACTTTATCCGACGACACAGAAGTCCGCGAAGTCACATTTGAAGACGGACTTTTACGGATCGTACTTGGGAAAGTAGTACCAGAACATCACGCCCGTAAGGATTATCTCTAAATAAAATTGAATATCGTCGGCGCAGGGGAGCAACTGGCAAAATCCAGTTGACGCTCCCCCATTTTTTTGCTATACTGATAGGAGCACATAGAGTAAAATGTCGATTAAACTAGCACTCTTGAAGTCGGGTGAAACTGTAATTTCTGATGCTAAAGAACTGATTTCTGACGATAAAGTTTGTGGATATCTCTTTACAAATCCACATAAAATTGAGACTCGTAGAACTGTTCTATTGGTTGAAGAAAATGCGAATCCAAGCGGAGATCTAGAGGTTTCACTATCACCCTGGATTGTTCTTGCAAAGGATACTCAGATTCCAGTCCCTCCAGATTGGATTGTAACTATTGTGGAACCAATTGATACTATTAAACAAATGTATGAGGAGAAAGTAAATGTCCAAAACAGTGAAGTGTCTTTTACTGAAGGTTGATAATGTAATCGTCACCGAAATTGAAGAAGTTCCTTCTGAACTTGGTGAACCTGATTGTCGTATTATTAATCCTTATCAGATTAATGCTGAAGGTGAACTTACTCTTTGGCCAGAAGTTACTGACCAAAGAGAGATGATGATTCACTCTGATAGTATTTTGACTATCGTTGACCCAAAAGAAGAAATCGTTGAAAAGTATCTTGAATTAACTGCATAATGTCTCTTCGCTTTTATACAAACGTTCAGATGGTCGGGGACCACTTCTTGGTTCGTGGTTATGAAAATGGTAAACATTTTATGACCCGTGAGAAGTTTTACCCGACTCTTTTTGTCCCCTCAAAAAAGAATACAAAATATAAAACCCTGAACGGTGAATATGTTGAAGCAGTTCAACCAGGAACTGTAAG